ATGGCTAAAAGTGGCTTAGCCCCTACAGAGCAATTTAGAGGCATATTCTGGCAAATGGGGTAAAGGGGAAATGTCTCTCTTCCGCCGAATCACTTTTTCGGACGCACTTTTTAAATCGCACTTTATATAAATTGTTTCATGTGAAACATTGCCAGCGGGCCCGCCAAATAGTATACTTGTAATTATTGGTCTGTAGCTCAGATGGTAGAGCACCGCACTGTTAATGCGGGTGTCGCAGGATCGAGACCTGCCAGATCAGCAGTATGTAATATTCTATTGACATGATTCGATGCATTATGTACAATCGAACCATGAGACATAAAGAAGAAATTATTAGACTTCGATCTGAAGGCAAGACATATAATCAGATAGTAGAAGCGCTGGGTTGTTCTAAAGGGACCATAGCTTATCATTTGAGCGAAAGCGTCAAAGTTAATTACAATACACGTAAAAGAAGTTATAGGCGAGTTATTGATAAACATATTAGAGACTATAAAGAATCATTTGGCTGTGTAGATTGTGGAGAAAAGTATCCATACTATATGCTCGATCTAGACCATATTTCTGATAATAAAAAATTTAGCGTTTCAGATTATAGAAGTCACACTCAAAACATAGAAATAATAAAAGAAGAAATAGCCAAATGCGAAGTTGTTTGTGCTAACTGTCATAGAATAAGAACTTATCAAAGATCTGCAAAATCTTAATACTTTAAACCTCTGTAGCTCAGTGGATAGAGCGAGACTCTTCTAAGGTCTGCGTCGCAAGTTCAATTCTTGCCAGGGGTGCTAAGCAATATTTGTAATTACACCATTTGTCACTGTAATAGTTTGTGCTCCAGCAGTAAATGTTCCAGATACGCCTTTAAAATTAACCCATTTAGATCCATCCCACTTAATCATATCCCCAGCTGTTTTACCTGTCAAAACAAGATTATGCAATTCTTCTAACTCAAAACCATTCTGAACCTTTACAAATATTTCTCCGTTGTTTTGCTGTCTACGAGTTACAATACCAATAAATACTAGATGTGCTGGTGCTACTGGTTTATTGACTAATCCATAAATTAAATTGCCATCTACTCCTAGCCATACTGGATCTCCAGCTAATGCAGAGTTAGTGTTTAATCCTTCAAGTAAGCCTTCAGTTATAACGTAACCAATTTCATTTTTTTGAAGATCTTGTTCTAATAGCCCAAGAGTCTTAGAAGATGTTGGCTCACCTATATTGCTTGCTCTGATTACAAGCATATTGGTACCATCATTGCCAGTAGATCCAGACACATATACCGCTTGACCTTTATACATAGTACCGTTGTAGTCACTCTTTACTAAGTGTTTAACTGTTGAAACAAAAGAAGGGGATATAACTGTTTGTAAAGTATCAGTAATTCTTATACTTGTCATTTTCTGTCTAATTCCATGACAGCTACTTGAACCCCAGCATCGCCTATAGCATATATGTTATCGCTAGAGGAAAGTTCTATCGTAAAAGACTGTCCTGGGTATAGCTTATGTCCAAAGTTAGAAGTAGATACATTTTCATTTCCAAGATAAGCATATCCAGAATTCATTATATTTTGAATCGATAAAGTGTTAGTTGAATGAATTTCTTCTCTAGTAACCAAATTTTGAGGTGTACCGTTTAATGTAAGAATTTTATGGGATAGCTTCATACTCCCATTATACAGCCAAACAAGGACAAAACCCAACCAGAGGCGGATCCGATTGGGTTCTGCTGTTCTTGCGAACATGTACTGGGAGCAAGTGGGATGCTACGACCAGTACTTAATAATTGTAAAATAGTATAAATTCTAAGTCAACTATTTTTTATAACTTTTTTTTAATCTATTGGGTCTGGACTATATGCAGGTGTTGGTCCTAGTAAATAACCCTTTTCATGATATTCAACCATTTTAGAAACTTCTTCTGCTCCAACAGTACCCTTTGCTATTAAGGTTAACATGTCATATATTCTATGAAGCATTATATAATTAACCATAGGTAAATTTTCTTCTATGGTGCTTGTTTCTTGCGGAACATTATCTTCAGTCATTAGGTCTTCCTAAATCTTCCCAGAATTTTTCTCTACCCATAGCATCTGTTTCTGGAATGGGGGCAGATTCATATTCAGCAGGTTGCAGAATATTATTTGTCATTAGCTTGCTCAACAGATTTTTTAATATCTTCATATAACTCTATTCCAATATAATTTTTATAGCTACAAGATAGGCAGTATAAATATACCTGATCTTCAAAGTCCAAGTTAGACATCAAAGGGCCCTGATCCATTGGACATTCAAGTCTAGGAACAAGGCCCTTCTCTGCTAACAGAAGGTACTCAGACACATACTGTATCTTCATGTACCTTCCTTTCTAATTTTAGAACTCCGTTAGGAACTCTTTGAATCTTGCCCCATTAAGGGAAGACCATGATGACCAATCGGTTCCGCCTTTAGTCATATAATACGTTATCTCTGCGTTTATTACTGGATCAAACAATAAAATGTTTGATTTTAAATCAAATTTTTCTTTACGATCAATGCCGAGTTCACCCAACATATTAATCTGAAAAATTCCGTAGGAACTGTCTCCAGTTTTCCTGTTACCATTGTAAGCCATAGGCCTTGCATTGGATTCTGACTTAGCAATAGCCCAAGCCATTTTAAGGGCTTTTCCTTCAAAACCAACAGCTGATAAAAGTTCTTTTAGTTCTTTGTCTGTTAGATTCTCAGAAGGCTTGTACACAGTAGTGCTGTACTTCTCTAAGGTTTCTTTCTTTAGTTGTACCGTTGATTTAGGTGTTTCCACCGTCAATGCTTGAGTTACTGTTGGACCAGGCTGGACAGTAAATAGAAATAATGTTATCATTCCTATGTATGACCAGTTATGAGCAACATCGCTCAAACGTTGTTTGATATTCTCCATTGGCATTTCCTCCTTTAGAGATAACGAACTATAATAGTAGCATTGGCTATAAGTTACTGTCAAGTCAGTTGACCAGAAAGAATTAAGTGAATATATCTTATTATACTATTAGAGCAGGGCTTAACCCAGCGGTTGGCTTTGGATATGCTGGTCAAAATATAGTTAATTCCCTTCAAGAAATGGGACATACAGTAAAATTTGCAAACTCTAAAGCTCCAGTACAACTAAACTTTACTCAGCCACATCATTTTAAATTACATCGTGGACAATACCAGATTGGTTACACTCCATGGGAGTCTACAAAAATTAGACCTGAATGGCGTGATAGATTTAATGAATGTGATGAAGTTTGGGCAACATCAGATTGGACGGCGGAAGTATATAAAAACAATGGTGTTACAAAACCTATATTTGTTTATCCACATGGAATTGAAAAAAGATGGAGTCCATATAAAAGAGTTTTACAAAAAGGAAAACCTTTAAAGTTTTTACATGTTGGAGAGCCGTCTCCAAGAAAAGACGGACAACTAGTAGTAGATACTTTTATTAAGCTATTTGGCAATAACCCAGAATATCATTTAACTGTAAAATGTCATGGTTCTTCAACTATAAGAATATATAATAGTCGTAATGAATTAATCTCACCAGATGAGATGTATAGTAATATTACTATTATTAAACAAGAGTACTCTGTTGATCAATTAGTTCAACTTCATCATATGCATCATGTACTTGTCTATCCTACTTGGGGAGAAGGTTTTGGTTTTATCCCGCTTCAAGCTTTAGCAACTGGAATGCCAGTAATATCAACTTATGATTGGGCACATTATCAAAAGTTTTTAGGTCCCCTAAAGTTAAGGTCGAGATTGACAGATGCTGCAAAAGAAGGTGTCCCAAAAGCTGTTGGTGATGCACATCTAGGAAGCTTTTATCAACCAGATAAAGAACATTTAGAAGATCAAATGGTTGATGCAGCAATTAATTTTAAAGCATACTCTGGATATTACTTTACTCAGTCAACTAAAATACATGAAGAGTATAATTGGATTCAGTTGACCAATAATGCATTTGATCATATATTTAAAAAGTTCTCATAACCTCTTCCCACTTGAATAAAAGTTTGGTAGAATTGGTATCTTACTAAAAAATAATTAAATCGCATATGGCGAAGAAAGAGTGTATTATGTCAAGAACTATTGAAAACCCTTACGAAAACTTTATTGCTTTATCTCGTTATGCAAGATGGATGCCTGAAGAAAATCGTCGTGAAACTTGGGGAGAAACAGTAGATCGTTATTTTGACTTTATGCTAGATCATCTTAAAGAAAATAATAATTATGTTCCAGACGAAAAAGTTGTTAATGAATTAAAAGAAGCAGTTTACAATAGAAGCGTAATGCCATCAATGAGAGCAGTAATGACTGCAGGTGCTGCTTTAGAAAGAGATCATGTCGCAGGATATAATTGCTCATTTGTTCCAGTAGATTCACCTCGTTCATTTGATGAGACTATGTATATCCTAATGTGCGGTACTGGAGTAGGATTTTCTGTTGAATATAAGTATGTTAATAAACTTCCTTCCGTTCCAGAAACATTTGAAAAGTCTACAACAGTAATTACGGTAGAAGATTCAAAGCAAGGCTGGGCAAAAGCATATAGAGAACTTTTAGCATTATTATGGACTGGACAAGTTCCATCAATTGATGTAAGTAAATTGCGTCCTGCTGGTGCACGTTTAAAGACTATGGGCGGAAGATCATCTGGCCCACAACCATTAATTAATCTTTTTGATTTTACAATTGCAAAATTTAAATCAGCATCTGGTCGTCAATTAAAGCCAATTGAAGCTCACGATATTATGTGTAAAATTGGAGAGATTGTAGTTGTTGGTGGAGTTCGTAGATCTGCAATGATTTCTCTTTCAAATATTAATGATATCGAAATGGCTGCAGCAAAATCTGGCAACTGGTGGGAAAATAATACACAAAGAGCATTGTCAAACAACTCTGTTGCATATTCACGCAAACCAGAGATGGAGCAGTTTATAGCAGAATGGAAAAATCTTTATGACTCAAAGTCTGGCGAACGTGGAATCTATAATGTCGCAGCAGCGCAGGCGCAAGCAGCTAAATATGGCCGTAGAGACCCTGAAGTACATTATGGAACAAACCCATGTTCAGAAATTATTCTCCGTCCTTATCAGTTTTGTAATCTTTCAGAAGTCGTATTACGTGAAAAGGACACAGTTGAGGATGTATCAAATAAAGTACGCCTTGCTACAATTCTTGGGACTTGGCAATCAACGTTAACAGATTTCAAATACCTTCGTAAAATTTGGAAGGATAACACAGAAGAAGAAAGACTGCTTGGAGTTTCTTTAACTGGTCAATTTGGACATAAATTCTTTTCTGGCAAACAAGACCTTAAGAAGCTTGAATCAACACTTTCTAGCCTTAGAGAATATGCTAGATCTATTAACTCAGAAGAGGCAGCAAAGGTAGGTATTCCAGAATCGGCAGCAATTACATGTGTTAAGCCTTCTGGAACAGTATCTCAACTAGTTGGAGTTTCTTCTGGAATGCACCCATGGCATTCAGAATATTATATTAGAACCGTTCGTGGAGATAAAAAAGATCCTCTATCTACATTTTTAAAAGAAGTTGGAATTCCAGTAGAAGATGACTTTATGAAACCAAACGATACATATGTATTTTCATTTCCAGTAAAAGCACCAGATGGTGCAATTATAAGAAATGACTTAACAGCACTAGATCATTTAAATACCTGGCTTGTATACCAACGTGCATGGTGTGAACACAAGCCTTCAATTACAGTATCTGTTCGTGAGGAAGAATGGATGGCTGTAGGAGCTTGGGTATGGGAGCACTTTGATGAAGTATCTGGAATTTCGTTCCTACCGCATTCAGATCATTCATATAAGCAAGCGCCATATCAAGAAGTTTCCGAAACAGAGTATCTAGAACTACTTGCAAAAATGCCTTCATCTATTCGTTGGGAAGATTTATCTTTTTACGAAACAGAAGACGGAACGTCTGGAACTCAAACATTAGCATGTACTTCAGACGGCAATTGCGAAATTGTAGACATTTCTGCTTGATAGGTATATAATAGATATTGGGGTAACACCCAAAATTCCTGGGCATAGGGCCCAGAAATAGGAGGATCTAAATTGGCAACAAAACAAGATCTAAACAATGATGGAAAGGTAACAATGCAGGAGAAAATTCTAGCAGCGTTAGCAAGCTATGGTCGTCACTTTCTAGGTGCCGCTATTGCTCTTTACATGACTGGAAACACTGACCCAGGAGATTTAATTAAGGGTGGTATTGCAGCATGTTTGCCAGTTATTCTTAAGGCGTTAAATCCTAACGAGAATAGCTTTGGCTTCACAAAGAAGTAAAATTTAATAATCAATTAGGACGGCTCCTGTGCTAAAATAGGCATAGGAGTTTTCCTATTTTAGGAGATTTTTGTATATGGCAGCACAAAAGAATTTCGAAGTAGATCAAAATACCACATTCTCTTTTATTTTAGAATATAAAGACAGTGAGGGTAATCCCATTGATCTAGACGGTGCTACCGCAAAACTACAAGTAAGAGATACAAAAGGTGGTGCTAAATTAGCATTTACTTTAACATCTCCAAATGGCGGAATCATTATAGATGCCCCAAATGGTAAACTTACATGTAAAATGACTCCTACGCAAACAAATAAGTTATTTTTCCCAAAGTCATCATATGACCTTATGCTAACTGATTCAAATTTAAATAGAGTTAAGTTACTAGAAGGCTTTATGACTTTGAGTAGATCGGTTACAATATAATGTCAGAGACAGTAGTAGTAACGGAAAATATCAATAAAGTAGTAATATCTACTCAAGGAACTCAAGGTCCACGAGGAAGAACAATCCTTAATGGAAATGGTGTACCAGCAGGAAACCTTGGAATAGAGGGAGACTTCTATTATGATAAGCTAACAACCAGATTTTATGGTCCTAAACTTCTTGAAACCAGTTGGGATGGGGCCACAAACTATCTACTAAGCACCATGACCCTTACCTATCCATTTTCAATAGGACAGGTAGTCAACGCTGGCACTTATTATTATGTTGAGATTGAACACAATATGGGATACCACCCAAATATAACTGTTGTAAATAGCGCAGGAGACGTATTAGAGACAGGAATAGACTATAATAGTATTAATAAAATTACACTGTTAATGGCACAGCCATTCGGTGGGACAGCGTACCTGTCTTAAGGGAGATATAGAAAATGGCAAGATTATTTGTAACTGACATCAATCTGAATAAAAATGAACTTCAGAATGCCAGAATTCAAGGACTTTCATCTGCACCACTTAACCCAGTTACTGGTCAGATTTATTACAACACATCTGAAAATAAGATGTACTACTACAATGGGTTGGCGGCACCAAATGGCCCATGGATTACAATGTCTGGTTCAGACGAGGTCATTCAAGATGTAGTAGCAGAAGCAATTGTAGCAGGATACGGTTTATCTAAGAATTATGTTGATGATCCAGATGGCAAGCTAACACTTGAAATTGATACATCTGAGACTGCAGATCTTACAACCGCTCAAACTTTAACAAATAAAACAATTCAGGGTTCTTTAAACTTTAAAGACTCTGGAAATACAATAACAGGATCAATAGAAGCAGCAACAGGCAACATTACAATCAATTCTGCTTCAGGAATTGACTTAACACCAACTAATGGCGGAACAGCCAAAGTAAATTCTGATGTTATTGTAACAGAGCAAGCTACACAAACATTAACAAATAAAACTTTAACTTCTCCAGTAGTAACAGATCTTCATTTAGATGATTCTGCAATTACGTTTGAAGGATCAATAGCAAATGGATTTGAAACAACACTTCAAGTAACAAATCCTACTGATGATAGAGAAATTACTCTTCCAGATGCTACAGGTACTGTAGCTCTTGTTGAGAATAAACTTCATGACTTTGCTCTTGCAACAGATTCTGTAAATTTAAATAGTCAAAAGATTATAAATCTTGCAGAGCCAGTAGATCCACAAGATGCAGCAACAAAGTACTATGTTGATGCCGCAGTCGCAGGTCTTAC